ACTTTATCAGACTGATAATCCGCTTATGTTTACTCCCGCGGCTGCCATGCCAATTGAGGAGCGTGTGATGATTATCAATGATCTTTTGTCATGGAATGTAGAAAATCCAATGGTAAAAGGTGTAAATTATCCAAAACTAATGGTTCACGAGTCTTGCCAGAACTTAATATACAGCTTAAAAGAATGGACTGGACAAGATGGACAAAAAGGTGCTAGTAAAGATCCAATTGACGCCTTAGGGTATATGGTGGTAATGCAGCCACAATATTTTGGAGGCGAACAATGGGAAAAGCAGATGAAGCAAATGGCTAAATGCGGTTCCTATTGAACTTTTATTATTTATGTATTCAGCTTCTTCAGATCCTTTAGCGATAGCAACAGCCGTCCCTGACGTAGGGGATTTGTTAAGTGAGTACAATCGCGCAATGATTAACTCGACGCAGGGTAACCTGACGACGAAATTCGATGATGTGCGTTTTGCTCGGTGGGCCGGGCAAAGTGATGACGGGAAAAAGCATAGTAATTTGCGTAACGAAGGTGACCCAGCCTGGCCGTTTGAAGGAGCCAGCGACGTTCGCAATCGTTTGATCGACTCTACCTGTAACGAGCTTTCGTCGCTGTTGGTAACTGCCTTTGAGCGTGCAACCATTCGCACGAGTGGCATCGACATGAACGACATGACGGTCAGCGGAATTGCCACGACACTTTTGCACTGGATTCGCGACAGCAAGATGCCGCTGGAGCTTCGACGTGAAGCTGAGCTTGGGGCGCAGTACGCTTTCCAGTACGGGTGGACAGCTTTTTTTATTGGCTGGAGACAGAACATCAGCAAGCGTGAACAGCCGGTGACGATGAATGAGATTGTTGCTTTGGCGCAGCAGTCACAGAGCCCGACGCTGATGCAGTTGCCGGACTTGATCATGCAACAGTCTGACGAGGCTGCTGCTATTCTTGAAGCTACAGTGCCGGGACTTACGGCCACCGACGCAAAGCGGATGGTTAAAGAACTGGCTGAAACAGGAGTAACCTCCAGAGATGAAGAGTATGTTAGCAAAAACCTACCTGAGATTATTGCTCTTAAGCCTTGGGATGAAGTTCTTGTTCCGCCTGAAACGGCAGACTTACAGCGTTCACGGGTAATCTTTCGCCGGACATGGATGTCTGAAGTGGAGATTCGCGAGAAGATCACCACAGAAGGCTGGAACAAAGACTGGGTGGAGTTGGCTGTGCAGATGGCTGGTAAGAGCAGCACGATGTACAACACGAACATCCTGCCCAGCACTGAGCTTCTTGTATACAACGGGCTCAACTACCAGAACATGATTGAGGTGGTGTACTGCTACACCAAGAGTTTGGATGGCAAGGCTCCGTGTATTTACTACACGGTTATCTGTCCACAGGCGGCAGTCGATCATCGTAAGGAACAAATCTCGTATGCTATCCATGAAAGACTCGATTACGCGCACGGAGAGTATCCGTTTGTGGAGTTCCGTCGTGAGTGCATTCGCCGCGCTATTACTGATACTCGCGGTGTCCCTGAGCTTGCTCACACGGATCAGGACGAAATCAAGGCGCAACACGATTCCATCAGGGATCATACTGCCTTCTCGACTCTTCCTCCCATTAAAGTCGTCAAACGGATTGGTGCCATCAATCGAGTTGGCCCCGGAGTCCAGTTACCTGTCGTAAGTCCGTCTGACTACACGTTCATGGACCCACCCGCTCGCGAGCCGGGTGTGGCGTTTAACTTGATCCAGCGTGTTGAAGCCAGTCACGCAGCTTACTTTGGCACGGTTAATCCTGGCGTTGATCCACGCAAGACACAGCTTAGTCAGCAGATGCTGGTAAACACTTGGCTGCTTACTTGGCGGACAATCTTCCGGCAGATGTTTAGTCTGTGCTGCCAGTACATGTCACTTGCGGAGATACAGCGTATCACTGGCGGTCAACTGCCGCAAAATTTGTCTGAAATTCACAACGAGTTTGATTTGACGGTCAAATTTGACGTGATGGACCTCGATAAAGAGTACATCGCACAGAAGATTGATTTCCTTACCAAGGTTGCACAACTCGACACTGGCGGAGTCTTGAACAGAAACAAGCTCACCGAGATGATGATTCAGGCTATTGCTCCAGAGGTAGCGAAAGACTTGATCCTCAATCCTCAGGATGCCAGCAGGCAGATGTTCAAGGATGTGCAGTCTGACATTGGCATGATGTTGCTCGGCAACGAGGCCCTGTACCAAGAGAACGACCCGGCTGCACAGACCAAGCTGCAATACGCACAACAGGTCTTGCAAGCTAACCCGAAAGCGCAGACTGCACTTCAGCAGGATGAGAACTTCCGGGCGCTCTTTGAGAACTATGTTAAGAGCCTTCAGATGTCGATTATGCAGCAACAAAATGCGCAGATTGGCCGAATTGGCGTAACTCCTGTGGCACAACAGGCACAGCAGGCACAACAGTAATATGACGGAAGATCAAACGGCGGCCTTTGGCTTTTCAGGGAAAAACCTTGTTTGGTCAGAAATATGTAAGGTTCTTGAGCAGCTACAAGAGCAACACTGGATGGTTGCTATAAGTAAAGACTGCAAAGGAGAAGATAGAATACATGCGGCAGGACAGGCTGATGGGATTAATTTAGTTTTGAGCACACTTATTGAATTAAGAAAACAAGCTAGACAATTAAATGGCTTGACTCCTGAAAAAGATTTGGCATAACGCCACTAACGGACCTTCCAGCGTTACTGGATTGAATTAAAAAGGGCTTGCTACCGTTATAGCATGAATAACACAAACACACAGCCTGACGCCGGGAGTCAGGAGGCAGACAGTACACCCGTTGCAAATAACCTCGGAAAGATTGACGAATACAGCCTAGCTGATTTTGTTAAATCTAATTTCCTAAACGAGGAGGAGGCGGCTCCAGCCAAAGAGGAGCAGCAGGCGGAACCTGAGGTCGAGACGGAAGAGACAGCGGAAGCTGAACCTGAAGTCAAAGCTCAAGCGGAAGCCGATCAGTCCACCGATGAAGAAGGTGAGCCTGAAGAGAGTTCTTTGAGCCGAGGCGTACAGAAGCGTATCAACAAGTTAGTTGCTGCGAAGAAGGCCGCTCAGGCGCAACTTGAAGAGAGAGAAGCCAGATTAGCGCAAATGGAGCGTGAGTTGCAGGCATTAAAGTCTGTTCCACAAACCAGTGCGCCAACCGTATCTGACGCTGTAGAGGCACTTGGTTCCGTCGAGGAAGTAAATTCCGAACTTCAGCGAGCATTATATGTGTTGGATTGGTGCGAAGATAATCCTGATGGTGGTGTAATTACTGACCCGCAAGGTAATCAGATTGAATTAGACAACCTACAGGTTCGCGACATGCGAAAGCTGGCTAGACGTAGAAAGGAAATTGAACTGCCGGCCAGGCTTCAATATTTGAACCAAAAGTCTCAAATAGAGCCAGTGCTAGCAGCCAAACATCCTTGGATGCGTAAGCCGGAAAGCGAAGAATACAGGGTCGCCCAGCAAGTGCTGCGTGATTTCCCTGAAGTAAAGCGCCGCCCGGATCATATGCATCTGGTTGCCGCATTGATTGAAGGGCTAAAGGTTTTTGCAGAACGAGATTCTGGAAAGGCTAAAGCCGCACCAATCAAACGAGCGCCAGCACAGCCAAGCGTCAAAGCTCCTCCTAAAGTTGATAAAGATGACTCTTCTCGCGCACAGAAGTCCTTCCTTAAGGATCCTTCAAGCAGAGATGGATTGAGTGACCTAGTAAAAGCAATGGGGTTTGTGTAAGCCCCTTCAATTCAACAACCCAACTCAACTTATTTAGTATTATGGCACTTCTAACTGAACCTAATCTTAGCGGTCGCGGTAAACGCGAAGACCTGATGGACATGATTGCGCTTGTCGATGCAAAAGACACGCCGTTCACGTCGATGGCCCGTAAGGGCAGCAAGCCCGGAAACATGTTTTTCCGCTGGCAGGCAGACAGCAATCCTGCTCCCCAAGTGGGCGGCACGGTTGACGGCACGGACGTTAGCTCGTACACCAACTGGGACGTGGGCTATCGCGCCGAGCTGGCCAACTACGCTCAGGTATTCCGTATGCCTGCTGTGCGTGTGTCCAAGCTGTCTACTGACATTGCTCAGGTGGCAGGCGTGCGCGACGAACTGGCGTATAACGTCAGCAAGTCCATCCTTCAGTGCAAGCGTTCGATTGAGACGACTCTCTGCTCGAACCAGACTGCACAGCAGGACAACGGCTCCGTTCCTTACCTTACGGCTGGGATCCAGACTTGGATCAGCACCGCAGGAACCGGGACGCCTACCGTTGGCGACATTCCTTCACAGTTCCGCACTCCTTCCGACTCAATCCTCACTGGTGCATCCAGCGGGTTGACTGACACGGCAGTGCAGGGCTTGCTCAAGAGCATCTACAACCAGACTGGCCAGTACCGCTCGTTCGATGCCATCGTTGGCACCGACCTCAAGCGTGCGTTCACCAGCCTGCTTGGCACGACTCAGTTGACCACGACATCCACCAGTGGAGTTCTGGCTGCTGGCGCAACCAAGGTGCAGACCTTCCAGCGTGACGCTGCTGCTGAGACCTACATCCAGTCCGTGGACGTGTTCCAAGGTGACTTCGGTACGGTTAAGCTCCACCCCACGGTGTTCCTCGGCACGATCAGCTCCGGCTCGTGGACGGTTACCCCGTACAAGGGTCTTGTCCTGAACATGGACTTGATCGAAGTCCGCTACGGCGGAAACGTAGCCGCTGTGCAATCGCTGCCTGACTTCGGTGGCGGCCCTGCTCGCGTTGTAGAAGCCGTCTGCGGTCTTGTTGTCGGGAACCCATTGGGTCTTGGCAAGTTCGACTTCAGCTCGTAGGCTTAGTATATGTGACCGTTCCCGCAGTATACTAGGACGGATCGAACGCCGGAAGCCCGCTAGGCGTGACTGCTAGGAGAGACTAGATGGCCTTTAGTGGCCACAGGAACGACGCTGGCAACCGTAAGTCGTGACACTCTGGAGAGACAGAGATAATTTTGCGACACCTGCCATTCTGTGTAACGGAATGCATGGTCTGGGAGTTCCCGGACGACGAGTGGTGTGACTGCTCGGAGAGTGAGAGCACCGTTTTATGATTGATATCGACCCTAGTCTAATTCCTGCAATGGAAGCTGAGTTCCGTCGCGGCTGGCAAATGAATCGTATTCAAGCGGAGATTGACTCCAAGAACTCTGCCAAGTTTACAAAGATGCGCCACAAGTCGATTGATGGCATTGGCCAGAAGGTTGGCAGCATTCCTGGACAAGCGTACCACTTTTGGGGGCAGAAGCTCGGATACCAATGTTGGGATGACGAAAAGTTTCTTGCTGAATTCTGGAGAGATAATCCTCAGTGCAAAGTTAATTCTGGTGGTACAAAAGAAATTAGTGTAGGTTGGGTTCCATCCACTAACGTAAGATCCCGCACCGTTTACGCATGAAGACAGTCCCATTTAGCGATATCCTTGCAGAAGTCTGTCAGCTTATTGGGCTAGACCGCACAACGCTAAATGAAAAGAGCTTTGGGGCTATTCGCGACTTCACGTCACGTCGCATTGGCACGATCTGGGATCGCGAGGAATGGCCGGACACCAATAGGTTTTTGCGCACCTTCCCCGGCAATCCGATTCAGTCAATTGAGTTTATTGATTTGCCGCCACTGACAACGGAACTTGACGATATTCTTACCACGGAAAATAACATTGATCTATGGGTGCAGACCTCGGCAAACACTCAAGATTTGCGGCTTACTTTAGACACTAACTTTCCAAGAATCTACGCTGAAGATTTTTCAAACGACGCCTTTCGTCTTGATACCATAGCATCTACAGCAATTAGTTTTCAGAACCCATTTTACTACAATTTTAATGGGCAACTTGAAAGTGTAGCAGACATTAAGTCGATGTCTGATTATGAAACTGCACAAGACGAAATAGGAAATTATATTTATCAAGTTGTTATTTCGCTGCCATACGGATCAACTGTTAGTTTTCCGCTATATCAAGGACCGAATGGCAAGCTGACAACTACGATTGTTTTTGAGAAAAACCCCAAAAGAATTGTTGAGCTTCCAACAAATTCATTACAGGGCTTGTCTGCATGGAATGTAGATCCAAGAATTACTACTCGGTCTGTGCCAGTAGACTTTATGGTTGAGGATTTAACCAATCCCCAAAAGGAAGAAACCACTTATTTAAACTTTCTGCAAAATGGAGAAAAGTACATCCAATATAGGATGAACGCAGAAAGACTTTTTGGAGTAGAATTTAATTTTGGCCAAGTTTATTTTGAGAAAGCTCAAGTATACTACGACACGCTTCAGGGATCTTCTAGTTATAGTTCATTTTCTATAACATCTGGAACTGCTGGAGATTTTTGGAACTGCATTTCTCCAACAGCAAGTGATCCAGAACCTCAAAGTTTATTTTGGCAAAGAGTAACCATTCCATATCGGTTTAAAGACTACTTGGTTAATGGAGTGAGCGCAGATTTCTTAAAGTCTGAAGGCAGAGCAGATGAAGCTGTGGCGTTGGATCAACTGGCCGAGATGGCTGTGCAGCAGCAAATTGACGTGTTGATTAGACAGCAGGGTCAGAATCAAAAGCTGAACATGGCTTACACTTACTAGTATGATTGGCAAATTCCTTACACGAAGAAACGGGACTGAGGCCGCGCCGGGGGTAAAGATTGTTGCTCGT